ATATCATGAGTAGCAGTTATCTTAAAAGTGAGAAGTGGAGGCCGTGGTGATAATTAAAGATCAGTGGGAACTTCATAAATGGGAATTATACAAAGAAATAATTAAGTTAGGTGGTGTTAGTAACCCAAAACTAATTATGCGTTACGTAAAGGTGAAAATAAATGTTGTTGAATCCAAGTCCAAATAAATCCGACTCCCCAGCCCTTCGGGCTGAGGATAAAACTAAACACCTTCATGAGTACGTGCGCTCTAACGCGAATAAGAAGATTTATCGGTGTGTGGACCCGGACTGTACACACTACCAAAGTAGAGACTACCTGGAGGGAAAGAGGGCCAGGTGTCACAAATGCAAAGAGGAGATGATTCTAACTAAACTCCAGTTAAGAAATAGAGTCCCGGTGTGTTTAGACTGCACGAGAAGTCACAAGGGAAAGAGGGTTAAAGTGGTGAGGGGATTCTTAGAGGGGATACTTGAAAAATGAAAGCGTCTCAAATAATAACAAAATTAATTGCACTCTTGGCCGCGCACGGAGACCAAGAAGTGACGATGGAAAACGCATACGATAGTTGGGAAATTACGGATATTAGAATGGAATCGGACTCTACATATTTTATTCTATATTCAAACTGTGCTGATCCAGGGAGAGAGTCAACAGAATGACTAAAGATCTCTTGAACAAAGTACGCGCGGCCATAATTGCGTTAGATCTGGCCGCGCACCGCCTCCCCATCGAGGAGAAGAGTGACCGTTTACTTCATACTGCACTACAAGACGCGGCTGACGGTTTAGTAGAAGTGAGAGAGGAAATTCAAGTATACCTTCAGGCATACGAGAATATTAAAAAGCTATGATAGATGGAGTAGCTACAGTATTCGCCTTCATGTTCATTTGGCTCTTAGTAGTATTATGCATCACGCACTACGAGGGGCCAGTTAACCTCGCGCGGAGAATCGGACTCTGGTGGTTAGAAGTAGCTGAGAACATGGAAGCAAGACATTTGAAAGAGCACGAGGAAATAATAGACCGGATTTTTAAAATCAAAGGATTTAATAAGTAGATGCTTTATAAAATAACCGTACCCGAAGGTACTATAATTTACGCTTTTGCAGGATCAAAAGAAGAAATCCATAATTCTATGCATGAAGAAAATGGCGCTCTTTGTTTTCTCCAAAATAGTCCAATAAAAATAGAGATTCCAATAAATAAGAATATTAAAATAGAGGAAGTAGATGCCAAGTCTTGAATCACTCATGAATAAACCTCCCGAATCTAAGAACTTCTTCGGGCTGTTCGTGGGCCGCTCGGGGGACGGGAAGTCCGTGGCCGCCGCTAGCTTCCCCAAATACATGAAAGTCTTTGATTTTGATTTTAGAATCGAGGGAGTCTTGGGAGGATTAAAAGCGGGATGCTTGAAGGATGTAAAGGGGATAGATTTCGAGCAGTACAACACCCGTGACAAGGACTCGTTTGATAAGTTTAACAAAGATCTTCAGGTCTTGGAGAATGCTAGAACCGCCGGAACTTTCCAGTATTCCACCATCTCCGTTGAATCTCTATTCTCAATGTGCCGTATGCTTATCATAGCCTCACATGGAATTCAGGGAGGGAAGAAGATCGGGAATCTCCGCGTGAGCGGCCCCGGTGACTACGGATTCGAGGTCTCGGGCACACATCAGATATTTGATTTTCTGCGTATACTCCCCTGCAATTTAATTTGCAGTGCTCATATCATAGATAAGTACGGGAAGTTAGACCGCACGAAAGAGTACTCTGAATCAGGAGTCGTGGGCGAGAAGCTCACCGTTAGAGATCAACTTGGGGAGTCAGTTCAGGCCTATTTCTCTAACGTATACAGATTTTCACGAGAGGTAGTAAACAACAAAACTAGATTCTACGTGGAATTTAGCACCGACCTAGCTAAAAATAGTTACGGGATCGGCGCAGGGAGGCATGACATAACAGGAATTAACTTTTACGAATACCTACAAAAACTAATTAAAGATCCAGCTTACAGAGAACCAAAAGACTAACCCCCTTCGGGGTTTTAATCTAACTAATTTAACTAAATTAACTAAACTATTTAACTAGTTTAAAGAAAGAAGAAAATGCCAATCATTAAATTCAACGCATCAGACATGCTCTCGGGGGATATCGTCCCCGCAGGATGGTACAAAGCGGAAATCGTCTCCTTTGTACCTGTTCCGGCTAAGAGTGATCCGTCAAGCACTAATTACGTCCCTACGTTCAAGCTCATCAATAAGGGCCAAGCAACGGATGGTCGTGAAATCAAGACTTGGTTTAATTCCAAGCTCATCGGGATGATGGCCCCGTTGATCTCCGCGATTGAAGAGAAGCCTCTTCGCAAGATCGTGGAAGAGATGGACAACGGCACATTTGATTTCGACACCGATTCAGCGATAGGCAAGAAATTGCAGATCAAGGTGAAGAATGAACCCTACGAAGGGAAGATGGGCCATAAAGTAGACGGGTTTGCGGCTTACGATTCCGCCCCTTCGTTTTAGATCTAAATAGATCTTAAACCTAACTTGGGCCGCGCCCACTTACCGGCGGGGGCGGCCCCCCTTCGGGGTAAATATTCTGAAATCTGAAAGAGGTAAATTTATGACCGCCCTAAGTTTAGTCCGTCAGTTCTATCCTGACGTCACATCCGTATCTGATGCTAAGAAAGATCTGGCGTTAGAAGTTATTTCTAAAGATCTTCTCGCTTCTAAGAGAAAGAAGCACCCGGAATGTGCTCTAGCTCAAGCGTGTAAGAGAAGTTACGAGGTCAAAGGGGTTGTGATCGCACTGAGTGTAGCCTACGTAATCAACAAAGATAACGTGGCAACACGCTACAAGATTCCTCCTAGCGCCTCACGAGAGATCATAGCGTTTGACAGAAATGGGACATTTGAACCAGGAGCCTACACTCTCCAGAAACCAACGAAGGGAGAAAAGCTAGGATATAAGCCATCCCACACTAACCCGGACAAGGGGGTTAACGGTAAGACGAAGAACAGATATCGCCATCTCACCGAGAATGTCAGGTCTTTATTCGAGCCTCTTTAACCATGACCGAACATCCATGTAAGAACTGCCTCGCAGATATATCTCACCTAAGATCCGATGCCGAATTCTGCTCAGAGAACTGTAGAGATGTCTGGCACCGCCACACCGGCCAACTCCAATACAAAAGTGGCATACCTAAATCAGGCGTCCCTGGAGTTACGTACTGTACTAAACTCAGGCACTGGAGAGTAAAGCACAAGAAGCTCTACCTGTGCATGAAAAAGACCTTAGAAGAAGCGATAGAAGCGAAAGAGCGTCACAGAGATTTAATGTTAGTCTGCCGTGCAACGGCAGAACGAGCGAAAGAGTTACTAATAGAGGAAATGAAAGATGCCAGATGAAGAGACGAGAATAGTTGTTCGAGAAATACTTGACTATTTCAGCAACCCCGAACACTTAAGTAAAGTAGACTGGGAAGTTGAAGATGACTTGTTCGGGATTTTAACCAAGTTCAAGAAAGACGTGATCTCGGAAGTTAAAGATAACCAAGAAGATGCTGCTTAAACCACCAACTAAAACTAAACCCCCCTCGGGTGAAAGTGAACCACCGAAGGGGCCGCGCCCCCCAGTTCCCGTAGTTTCGTCGCACGGGGCCACGGCGGCCACCATTTTATTTCTAGGGGGATATCCCCTTATCCTCTGATTTAAATTCGAGACTCGCCCTCTCCGGGATATTTGAGTCTCGTCTCAACTCTTATTTACAACCCCATGATATATCTATACAGGAGTGTTACCGTGCAGTATTCATCCGTGAGAAACTCAGCTATTCAGGAACGTCTACCCCTAAACTCCGCGCGGCTCTTCAGGAAGTTGATCTCCCGTTCTATGAACAACTCCTCTTTAACGAAATTGTTGATCTTCGGCCTAACGTTATTGTTCCTCTCGATGACGTGGCTCTTGGTGCTGTATTTCCGCACATAAAGACCATCACTAAACCCCGGAACCGTAGACAGTGGATTTACTGCTACAGAGGATCAGTCCTCCCGCTTAGGGGGGACTGGCAAGTACATTTAAATTCCCCTGTGCGAGTTATTCCTGCTATTTCTCCCCAGATCCTCCTGGGGGATACAGCCGCAAATTCGTTCACGAATTTAGACTACGCACGAATAATTAACAACAGGTTCTGCACCCTTCCCATTTCAGAATACGGAACTAGGTGGGTGTGTAGAACAGCAGAGGCGTTTCACAACTATGTCACGAGATCCTTGGCCGCGGCCCCCGCGTTTCTGACCTTCGACATCGAGACCTACGGGGGTTTAATTACTTGTATAGGTTTTAGCTTTAACGGAGTTGAAGGAGTAAGTGTCCCCTTCTTGGATGAAACTATCCCACGCACTGAACGTGCGTTGATGCTCAAGTATGTTGACAAGCTCCTAAGGCACCCTATTCCTAAAGTAAATCAAAACATCAAGTATGACTGGATCATTCTGGAGAGATTTGGATTTTCTGTTACTAACGTTGTTGGTGACACAATGCTACTTGGTAGTTGCCTCTATCCTGAACTGCCGAAGGGACTCGATTTCTATACGTCAATATACACTCCTATACCCTACTATAAAGACGAAGGAAAAGATTTTGATCCTAAGACGCAGTCGCGTGATAAACTATATTTGTACAATGCTCTGGACGGTATCTCTACTCATTACGTGTATCAACGTCAGCTTGAGGAGTTGAGTGAAGACCCTCTTTTAGAGAACTTCTACAAGAAGGAGATGGTCCCTCTCTTACCAATTTACAAGAGAATGGATGAGACGGGAATTAGAATAGATGATGAACAGAGAACTAAGTTAATTCACAAGTATCAGGCTCTCTTCGAGTCTAATTTGTTTACTCTCCGTGAAATGGCCGCGGCCCCCAAATTCCTGGCGAACTCCCACCTCCAAGTAGGTCGTCTTCTCTACGAGGAACTCGGTTTCCCCAAGAGAATGAAACGTACAGAGTCTGGTGAGTTGAATTATAAAACAGACAAAGGAACTTTGGATGACTTGCTCATTAATCATACGGCGAAAGTCGGAAACTTCGGGAAGTCAATCATTGCAAGAATTATCGTTACTCGTAAACTTGCTAAAGTCCTCGAGTATCTCCATACTCCAATTTCATTGGATGGAAGATTTAGAAGCACGTCTAATCTCTGTGGTACAGAAACAGGCAGGTCGTCCTACTCTAAAAGTCTTGACGAGTTATTCGTCAAGGGAGAACTTAAGCGTGTCGGTAGAAGTCTTCAAACCATCTCGAAGCACGGATTTAAAATAGATGAGGAAGTCTTTGAGGATTTTGAAGATAAAAGTATAGCACATGACTTGCGGAGTATGTTTGTGCCATCCGAAGGATGGGTGTTCGTGGAGGCGGACGGGAGCGCGGCAGAGGCCCGTCACGTGGCCGTTCTGAGCGAGGACTGGGACCTCCTCGCCTCGTTCGACGCGCGGCCTAAGGTGCACGCCAAGACCGCCGCCCTGCTCTTTGACGTGGACGCGGCGGCCATCACCAAGGACTGGCCCTCCGTGCCCGTCCTGGGCATCACCTACTACGATCTCGGGAAGCGCATCCGTCATGCCGGAAACTATAAAACAGGAGCCGGGATGGTCTCACTCTTGACTCATCTCCCGTTAAACCAGTGTCAAGTAATGCTAACTAAATTCCACGCTGGAAATCCAAACATCAGAGATGTTTTTCACAAGCAGGTGGAAGAGATCCTAACGAATAAAAATCACCCGTCGTACCGGAAACTTAGAAATCCGCTTGGCCGCG